TGTGACATGTACCGCCCGCAAGCAGGGTTGGTCTGTCATCGAAACCCTGATGAAACCGTCAGATCAGTTGATCGCACAACTGCGCCTCGGCTGAATATCTGATCGCCCCAGAGGCTCAGCCAGTCATGCTGGGCAGTTACCGGAATTATACGAATGGATCGTGGCTGCGGCACCTCCCGACGTTGCCTTTGGATATGTGACGCGGATTGAAGCATTTTGCCAAAGGCTTGGCATCGCATCTAAACGGGGCCTTTCTCGTGATGACATCAGGCCCGGCTTGCGCATCCTTGGTTTTGAGCGCCGCATGACGATCGCGTTCATCGTTGAGCCTGACCGCGTCGTAATCCTGCGCCTGTTTTATGGTGGACGTGACTGAGAAACGCTGTTGAGTTGATCCTCAATTCGCCCGGTACACCCGCCCGCGGCCTGCAACTTTCTCGGAGCTGACGTCGAGGCCGAGCTTTTTCTTCAGGATGCCCGACAGGCCCCCTCTGATTGAGTGAGCTTGCCACTCAGTTGCCTCGGCCATTTCATCGATGGTGGCACCGCCCTCGCGGCGCAGCATTGTAATCAGCGTGGCGAGCTTGGTCTGCCGCTTGGTCGGTGTGCTGTCGTTCGGTTGGTCGTTGATCTGGGGCTGTGCAGTCACGGTGTGCTCGGGCTGTACGACGGTTTGGGGATTGATGGTCATGACCCAGCGGGCTCCGTGGGGCTTGGCGATTGGAAATGGCGGTGGCGGTTGTTTCTGGATGCGAATGCTGGTCACAGGACCCTTGACTATGATCTGACGCCGAGTGGGGGTGGCCTTCACAGAGCATAATGCGGTGCCGGATAGGAGTGCTCGAGCCCCCCGCGCGTGGGAACGATTCAAAGGGCGTAGGGCGATCATTCTGCGTCCTGCGTCGTGGCGACGACCGCGAAATGCTGCACCCAACCAGTGAGATACGGCAGGCCTGTGGGGATGCCTGGGTAACCGTCAAAGTGGCAATAAATATGGGTCCATTCCTCAGGCCCGGTCTGAATGGCGATTTGGGCGCGCGTGCTCATGGTGCGGTCCTTTCTCAAATCAGTTGAAGGGCCGTCAGCAGCGCGCTGGTGGTGGCAAGCTGGCTGGTTGGCACTTCGATCTTGAGGTGCGAGATCACGTCCGACGCTTGGGCAGAAATGCCCTCTTCGCGCAGCGCGGCCTCAATGGCCTCGGCGACGGTGTTTGGGCGCGAGTGGTCGAAATGTGCGGGCAGGGCGTCGTGGTCGATGCGGATGGTTGTTGTGGCAGTCATGGAGGGCTTCCTTATTTACTGTCAGTGATCAGAGCGAGAAGAACTGCGGCCATGCCGCCGAGGTACTCGCCGCGGCGAAAGACGATCTCGTCAATCTGGCCTGCATCATTGATGCTGGGATCGACTGCCAGGCTTTGAGCATGGTGCGGCATCAGGCGTTGGGCTTGGGCATTGTAGCGGGTCGCGAGGGTCATGGGCGTGTCTCCGTAGTAGATGTCGCAAAGCGAAAGGGTCGTTGTGATTTGCACGAAAATTGCGTCGCGGATGCGCTGCTTGGTAACTGTATGTTTGCTCTTGTGCTGACGCTTATCAACCAAAATAGACCTAAAAACATGGGCTTAATCGGATGATAGATGAACAGGCAAAGCCGAAGGGGAACACGCTATCAGTGAACCAAATCGCTGCATTGTGTGGCCGCAGCAGACAGTGGGTATTCCAGCTGGTGAAGGCTGGCTTTATCGCCAAGCAAGCGCATGGCAACTACACGCTGGTCTCGGTCGTCAGGGGTGTCATTGATTATTACGAGGACCTGCAATCAAAAAGCAGCAGGGTCGCTGCGGCCAGCCGCGCGACCGACGCCCGGACCCGAGAGATTGAGCTCCGCATCAAGGAGCGCAGTCGGGATTTAATTCCGATTGAGGATGCACGGGCAGAAATCGCTGACTGGACGTCCGCTTTCCGGGCAGAGCTACAAGGCCTTGCCGCTCGGTTCACGCGCGACATGCAGGAGCGCCGCAGGCTTGAGCAGGAAATAGATGGCGCACTCGAACGACTTTCTCGGCGGACCACTCAAGCAGAGCAGGCTCTCGCGGCTGGTGAAGGCGCTATTGCGGCCGAGCCAGAAGCGTGACCCCGCAGAGTGGGCGGCCGCAAACCGTGTTTATCCTGAGACGGCCGGCATCCCTGGTTCGCGCGATCCCTGGCTGACACCTTACATGGTCCCGTGGTCGGCAGCGGTGCACCAGGGTGGATACCGCCGCATCGTGGCCGTGACCTCGGCGCAGTCGGGCAAGACAGACAGCATGCTCGACATCATTGGCGCGCGGCTGGACCAGCGGCCAGCGCCGATCATCTATGTGGGCCCGACCCGTGAGTTTTTGACCGATCAGTTCGAGCCGCGCCTGATGGGGCTTTTGGATGAGGCTGAGAGCCTGAAGAACAAGGTCGTCCGCGGCCGGCGTATGAAGAAAACCCTCAAGCATGTTGCAGGGGTGCGCATTCGTCTTGCCCATGCAGGATCATCCTCGGCCCTAAAATCCGACCCGGCCGCTCTGGCGCTGATCGACGAGTTCGACGAAATGATGGCCAATGTCAGAGGCCAGGGCGATGTGCTGGGTCTGGTTGAGGCCCGGGGCGAGACATATGCCGATTTTGTCACCGCGATCACCAGCACACCAGCGAGGGGCCTTGTGGAGATTGCTGTGGATGAGGACACCGGGCTTGAGTTCTGGGCGCGGTCTGCGCCTGAGGATTTGGAAAGCCCGATCTGGAAGCTGTTTCAGGAAGGCACACGGCACCACTGGGCGTGGCCTTGCAAGCATTGTGACGAGTATTTCATCCCGAGGTTCAAACAGCTGCATTGGCCTGATCGTGCCACACCCTCGCAGGCAAAGCGTGACGCCTATCTGAGCTGTCCGCGCTGTGGCGGTATTCACACCGAAGACGACAAGCGCTGGATGAACCAGCGCGGCCATATGGTGGCACCGGGCCAGGGCGTGGCACTGGTCAACGACAGTCCTGTTGTCAGCGGTGCGCCTGAGGAAAGCTCCACCCTGTCGATGTGGACCTCGGGGCTGTGCTCGCCGTTCGTGTCATGGGGTCAGCGGGCGGAGACCTATCTGACCGCGCTGCAATCTGGCGATCACGACCGGATGCAGACGGCCATGAACGCCAGCTTTGGCGAGTGCTATTCGATGATTGCCTCGGGCGACGTGCCCGAATGGCAGGAGATCATGGAGCGCCGCTTGCCGTACAAGGCGGGCGAAGTGCCCATAGGCGGTCTGCGGCTGGTGATGGGCGTTGATGTGCAAAAGTTCTCGCTGGTGTTTGTTATGCGCGCCTTTGGTGCGCGTGGCACATCATGGCTGATCGATGCAGGCCAGCTTTACGGGCCGACCGACAGCGATGAGGTCTGGTCGCAGCTGGCAGAGCTAATGCTGCAGCCAGTGGTGGGCATGCAGATCGAAAAGGTGTTTATCGACAGTGGGTTTCGTCCGGACAAGCCCGAGCTTGGCAACGAGCATAAGGTCTATGAGTTCTGCCGCAGATACCACTGGCTGTGTTGGCCCACCAAGGGCCGCGATGTGATGACGCCACCCTACCGGGTCTCAAAGATCGAGGCCAAGCCTGACGGTAAGCGCGCGCTTTACTCGGTCAATCTGGTTTTGCTATCGACCGATTTTTTCAAATCACTGGTGGTCTCGCGCATTCGCACGCCGATGGATGTGCCAGGCGCATTCTTTGTCCACAGCGAGGTGACTGAGGATTACTGCAAGCAGCTGACCTCGGAGGCGCGCATGGTTGTGGAAGGCCGGCCCAAATGGGTGAAACGGTCGCGGCATAACCATTTTTTAGATTGTGAGGCCATGTGTGCGGCCATCGGTTACACGCTCAACGTTCAACGCATCCCCGAGGGTATTGCGCGCTCAGAGCAGGCAGATCCTTCTTCTGGCACCTCTGACAGTTCCACCCAGGGTGATCAGCCGCCATCATCAGAGTGCACTTACTCCCGAGGCTCGGGTGATGGCGCACTTCGAAAACGCTTCTCGCATGCGGGCAGCAGACTGAACAGGTAACCGCATGTCCATTATCTCGAAGGTCCGCGATCTGATCACGGGTTCACCTCTGCCTGCGCCGACCACTGGTGGCGAGGTAGCCTCTCGGCCGACCGGGCAGTACATGCGCGGCGGTCGGGGGGTAACTTTTGCAGGCTGGAAGCCAGCATTGCGCGAGGCACAAGACGATATTGCTGATGCGTGGGATGATGCTGCTGCGCGCGTGGGCGATCTTTTGCACAACAACGGCTGGTTGGCCGGCGCCGTTGATCAGGCGGTGGCCAACACGGTTGGTACAGGGCTGCGGCTTAAATCTATCCCCGAGAATGAGACTTTTGGCATGACGGGTGTCGAAGCATCTGAGTGGTCTAAAACTGTCGAGCGGCGGTTTGAGCTGTGGGCGCGCAATGCGCAAGAATGCGATATTCAGGGCCTGCGCACCTTTGGGCAGATGCAAAGTGCGGCGTTTCGCGCATGGCTGATCACTGGCGAAATACTCGCCGAGCTGCCGTTTCGGCGCAGGCCGTGGAACCGGTATGGCACCAAGGTGCGTTTGCTGCCACCGCACCGCTTGTCGCGCAAAACCGAAAGCATGAAGCGGCTGATCAACGGGGTCTACACTGACGCTGACGGCATGCCCGTGGGCTACCGGGCGATCCGTAAGGATCTGTTGAAGCATGATGTCGAATATGATGTGCGTGCGCGCGACAGGGCAGGGCGGCCGCGCGTGATTCATATCTTTGATGGGTTGCCGGGCACGCATCGGGGTATCTCTCCGATGACGCCCGCGCTGCAGGTTGCGCGCCAGTTTGATCAGCTGGCTGATGCGACGCTGATGGCTGCGATTGTGCAAACGCTGTTTGCAGCGACGATCACGTCTGATGAGCCAACAGAGGAGGTGCTGGCGGGGCTGCTGACGCCTCAAGAGCAGGCAAGGATGGCGTCCGAGGGTGTGGCCCCCATGGAGGCTTATATCGATATGCTGGCCGGATTTTATGACGGCTCCTCGCTTGATGTTGGTATCAACGGTCGCCTTGCGCATCTGTTTCCGGGCCAAGAGCTGACGTTCCACACCAGCAACCAGCCTTCATCCAATTACAAAGACTTCTCGATGCACCTGTTGCGCGAAATCGCACGTTGCCTTGGGCTGACCTATGAGAGTGCGACGGGTGACAATAGCGGCGCCACCTATTCGTCCTTGCAGGCAGCCACGGCTGAAATCTTCGCCATTACCAAGGCGCGTCGTCAAAACATCATCGCGCCATTTTGCCAGCCGGTTTTTGAGGCGTGGCTGGAAGAGGAAATCGCCAGTGGCGGCATCGCGTTTCCGGGCGGGTATGAGGCGTTTCTGGCCAACCGGACAGCGGCCTGCCGGGCGGAATGGCGCGGGGCACCGCGCACCACCGCTGATGATCTCAAGAAAGCAAAGTCGCATGAGACATGGAAGCGGCTTGGCGTGATGTCAGACGCCATGATCTGCAATGATCTCGGCGTTGATGTTGATGATGTTTACCAACAGCTGGCCGCCGAACGGCTCTTGCGGGCCGAATACAACCTGTCTGAGCCGATGATGATGGGGGCTGCAGGCGGTGGCCCGCAAGCAATTGCAGCCAATTCAGATGCTGACGATAGCGATGAGGACAGCGATGAGGCTGACGACGAAGAGGATGCTCCATGACAACTTTGACACTTGACGAAAATGACCCCTGCGCGGCCGCAAAAGCCCTGCGTGAGGTCTACTACCGGCTGATCGCGGGTCAGGCCGCAGCGACAGTGTCGTTCACGGCGGGCCCAACAGGAGTTTCCCGCTCGGCCACGTTCCACGCGGCCAGCCCGGACCGTCTGATGCTGGTCATTCGTGGCTTTGAGGAAAAATGCGCCGCATCGCAGGGCAGATCGCCACGCCGCCGCGCTATTTCGACAGGAGGTGTCCGTTGAGCGATCCACCCAAAATCATGCAGGCCCCTGAGGGGCCCTCGCTGACGCATATTGCGTCGCGGGTTTTGAACCGCCCACTTTTGCTACACCCAACCAAGGCTGAGATCATCCTGCAGGTCTTGCAGGGGCGGTTACCGATGGACGGGGCCAAGATCGAGGGCCTGCGCCCGGATGCAAACCAGTTTCTGGGCAACAGATACGGCGAAGATGGGCGTGCGCGTAAATACGCGGTCGCGGGCGGCGTGGCTATGATCCCGATCGTCGGCAGCCTCGTGAACCGCGGGGCGTGGATCGGGGCCAATTCTGGGATGGTGTCCTACGAGGGCATTGCAGCACAGCTGCGCGACGCGGCCGATGATCCAGATGTTTATGCTGTCCTGCTGGATATCGACAGCCCCGGCGGTGAGGCGACAGGTATGTTCACCGTCGCTGAGCAGGTCCGCAGGCTGGGGGCGTCAAAGCCGGTCACGGCTTTTGTGAACGATATGGCGGCTTCGGCGGCTTACGGCATCGCGAGTGCTGCCAATGAGATCGTGGTCTCGCCGACCTCGATTGTGGGCTCAATCGGTGTGGTGCTGACCCATCTCGATCGCTCAGGCGAGCTGGAGCAAAAGGGCGTCCGCGCGACGCTCATTTACGCAGGCAAGCACAAGGTCGACGGTAATCCGTTCGGCCCGCTGTCGGACACCGTGCAGGCTGATCTGCAAACGGAAGTGATGAAGTTTTACGACCAGTTTGTGGGGCTTGTTGCGCGGGGTCGCAC